ATATTTACCATTTGTACCGAAGGTGGGAATTGAACCCACAAAACCCCGGGTTCTAAGCCCGAATACTCTACCATTCGCTTCTACGTCACTCCGGCATATTGATTAGGAGTGTCAAGCTATTTTGCCTATTCTTTAACACCTCACTGTATGGTGACTCATTACTGCGTTAAGATAATCTTAAAACTATCTCGGAGTTATCATCCGTTATTAGACGTTTCGCAGTCTAATCATTTGTATCGAAGATGGGACTCGAACCCACACGCCCTTTCGGACACTAGCTCCTTAGGCTAGCGCGTCTACCAATTCCGCCACATCGACATTTTGTAACAAATATAGTCAATATTTATTACAGATTTGTACACCCTGACGGATTCGAACCGCCGGTATCCTATTCGCCTCTTCCGTGTAAAGGAAGCGCTCTCGACCAGACTGAGCTAAGGGTGCGTTTTGGCTAGTATAGTAGCTATTTTAACCTCCCAGGTAAAAAATTGCTACTATACGCGCCATTTTTAAATTTTTATTTTTCTTCCTAATCTATATCCTTTAGGAATATCATCTCCACGATGAATTTTTTTATTTTCTTTTTCATTAGTTATCCAACAAGTTCCAAATTGAGAGTTTTTTTCTCCCTTTTGTGATATTGAGTTAGATTCACCTATTTTCATTTTAGTTTCATTTGAATGGGTTTTTCCTTTAAAATTGTCATATTTCATTTTCCCATCTATATGTTGTCTTTTCATTTTTTCACTAGAAAGGTCGGAGTGGAATTTTCTATATTCAGGATCTTTCCATTTTTCTTTTTGGAATTTGGATGATCCTTTACGAATATTTTCTAACCCCTTTTTTGATACATTTTTTAACCCACCCATAGGATCCCCCCCAACAATTAGGTTCATACAATCTTTTTTTGCAATTTCATTTAAATTAACAATTTCTTTTTCTCGTTCACCTAATTGTTTTCTATTTGACGAGAATTCAATAATTTCTCTTTTATGAACATCTTTACCGTACTTATTTATTGAATATCGTAATCTTTTACCCGATCCCATATACCCATCATCTAAATTATTTGTACTATGTAATCCATAATAATAACGACCATTTAATGTATTTATGGTTTTGTAAATAAAGTGATACTTTTTTTCTTTTCGACCCATAGTCTGTATTTTAATATAAATATCACAAAGTACAGAAAACGACCAAAATGTAGCCCGTGCGGGACTCGAACCCAGCGTTACCAGGATGAAAACCTGGCGTCCTAACCATAACTAGACGAACGGGCCATATCACACGTTAATGTGATTTTTGAACCTAATCATGTTAACAATCTCTCAATTACTAACAATATCACACGTTAATGTGATTTCATTGTAACCCCGATGGGAATTGAACCCACTCACCTTACGGAACCAGCTTGAAAGGCTGGCGACTCGACCTATATCGTCCTCAGGGCCATCCTGTCTCACGAAGAGACTAAAAAAATAACTGTTCGTCCCCTTTCCAAGGGGGAATAATTTACCTACTTAAAAGTTAGGAGACATTTATCTTACACAAACAACATCCTCTTGGTAGGATTATAAAGTTTAAGTGACTCTCTCGTGCGGGGGTACGCCCCAATTTGTTTACTTTACTGTTTGTATTCAGCGAACAATTAAAATAAATTCTTAAAGGTCTCTAACCTTACCCTCCGGAACGCCTGTCCGGATATGCTCTCACTTAGTCCCCTTCTTCATCATCGACTCATATGCGCCCACAAATCCGAAAGTTTCCCCGTATAGTAATCTCAGGTCATGACTCCTTTGATTCTAACTCAATTACACCATAAGAATAGCGGTCCAACGGGATTCGAACCCGTCTGTCCATTTCTGGTTCCGGAGTGACAGTCCGGTGGCCACGCCTAGCAGCCCCTGAGACCAAGTAAACCATTTAGGTTTATTTGCAGTGATGACGGGGTTCGAACCCGCGACCTCCGGCGTGACAGGCCGGCACTCTAACCAACTGAGCTACATCACTAAATTTCCATCATGTCAAAGAACCACACGTGCCTAAAAACAAAAAACCCGACTCTGTTAAGATGTCGGGTTCTTCAAGTGGAACGTGTATGTAAAAAGTTTATCTCTTACACCCGACATAAGTTTGCGCATCCTCATCAGCCCATAATAGGACTTCGGCGAGTTCCGCTACCAATAATATGTCAAGTAAATTTTTCATTTTCTTTTTATGTTTAATTGTTTCAGAGTACAAATGTACACAATATTTTTATAAATACAAACTATTTCGGAAAAAACTTTATTTTTATCCTTTATAATTTTTAGATCGTGAATCCTTTCCATAATTTCCTATACCAAGATCATGATTTAACTTAGTGGTTTCTTTGGATCTTAAATCAACTGGGGGATGGTTCCATACTTCAGCACCCCTGCCTTTTGAATTAGTTTTATCACCATAATCTTCATCTTCCTTTTTCATATCACTAATTGCCATATCTGCTGCGCTTTTAAATACACTAAGTGGCTCTGGGATGGATAAACCTTGATTATTTAGATCGTCTATTAAGGTATTAACGTTTTTATCAATATCGTCTAATCTTTCTGTAAAATTGTTATCGTTGTCAGGAATAGGTTGGTTACCATCTTCTTTTGGTACTTTAAATCCATTTTTATCATCTATTCCGGATAATCCGATTTGTTCGTTGAGGTTCAGAATTCTTTGTATTTCTTCTTGTAATATTTTTTTCATAATCATGTGTATTAATATAATTATCCCGTACTTTCTATGAAATCTATGGCACTTTGGGGGATTTTATCGGGAGAATCGTATCGTTTACTAGCCGCCCTGTGGGTATATACGTAGAATCCGTTCTTATCTGCACCCAATCCAACACCCTTAAATTGTTTACCTTTCACTTTAGGTTTCTTCAACCCATGGACACGGCCACCTTCATGATATGTGGATCCACCAGCCAAGTATTTCTGGATCTCTTCTTTCATCTCTTTACCAATCGACTTGGAAAGGGATAATGATTTCTTGGTCTTAGAATAGTCACCCTCATTTATCATAAGGGAAAGTATTCGTTGTTGTTCTTCAATTAACATTTTATTCAAAGGCTTTATAATTGTCCATTCCACCTATGTCATTTTCATCTTCACCCATTTCATGGTTCCGTAGATCATCGGGTGGTTGGCCAAGGTTGTTTATATTATAGTCATCCATTTCGCCCAATTCAAACCCTTCGTCCTCGTCAGGGATATCTTCCTCAACTTTTAGTGTAAGTAGATAAGCGGTTATCTCAATACCACCATCGTCAACTGTTCGAGCAACACATTCATATTCTCCATGTGGTAATAACATTCTGATTTGTTGTTCAGCTTCTGGCTTATCTAATTGTGATAGATCCCCATCGATAAATACTGGAAGGTCGAATCCCGCCATTTTTTCGGCTTCACCATTAATATACGCATCTTTAAATTTTGCTTCACCATATGTTTCTCCATTATCTTCTGGACTAACTAACGGATCACCTGTTTCCATATTTTGTGCGGTAAACCTTAACAGTTCTTGGGTTTGATCTAGTGAATGAACTTCTGGTGGGTTCGCATCTTGGTCGGTTGATAACTTTTGGAGAGCCTCTTTCTCGTAGTCGCTTAATGATTCCATTCCCGAATCGTTGATCTTATCGAGTAGCACATTGAGATATTGGACATTTAATTCTGATAGGATTTTTTTATTATGATTACCCATCATTTCCAATATTCTTATTCTCTGTTCAATTAATGATTTTTTCATGATATCAAGATTTATTATTATAAATATATCTTAACTGATCTTTGGCACGATAAGTGGACTATACTATATATAATAAACGACATAAAACTATAAAATATGAAAAAATTATTCATTATTCTGACAATGTTTTTCTTCAGTATGACCTCGTTCACTCAAGAAAGAGAACTTTCCAACTATGAAAAATATAGGTTAGAACAAGACGAAGAAAGATTCGTTGATATACCAGACGCACCAGACACGGTTTTTATCGTTGAAACTGATACAATATACGTTGAGACTGAGCCCACTAATTGGGATTGGGAAATGCAAGTTAATCGCAGATTATACTTCCAATATTCTTATTATCACAACCCATACTCTTATTATAATTCAAGATATTACGGATATGGTTATGGTTACGGATATCCCACCTACGGATCGTGGTATGGTGGGTATTATGACTACTACGCTTATTATGGATCGTATTACCCTTATGGGAATTATAGTTGGGGTCATAATCACTACATGAATTATGGATCTCGATATAATAGAAATTATTATGGGGGGAATAGACACACAAGTGCCTCTGCCCTCGGTAGAAAAAACAATTATTATAGACAACCATACACGACATATAAACGTGGATATGTATCCGCGCCAGTGACGGCAAGAAAAAAGTCTATACCCGTTAGAAGTACACCCCAAAGAACGGTAATGACTAGGCCTTCCCAAACTAGAAGTCAATCGGCAAATAGATCATATAGACCCAACTATAATAAACCAAGAACAACCTCAACACGTTCTTATAATACAACTAGACGTACATCTCAAAGGGCCCCAGTTCAAAAAAGCACAACAGTAAGATCTCCGCGAAAAAGTTCAACATCTTATTCAAGGTCAGCCCCATCAAGAAGTTCTTCAAGTTATAGTCGCCCATCTACTAGTAGAAGTCGTACATACTCAACACCATCAAGATCCAGCTCAAGTTATAGTCGTTCATCATCTAGTACCAGAAGTTCTTCTGGTGGATCTGTAAGTCGGAGCTCATCATCTGGTGGTAAAAAAAGATAGAATTAATTTGAAAACCACGCCAGCTTTGATGTCGTTGGTGGTATTTATAATGGGTAAATAAAAGAATCTAACGACATTTGGGGTGAGGGAATCGATAAAAATATTAATACTTGATGATGAGAAAAAAGACGCTAAAAAGATAGTCCAGGCATTAACAAATGAGGGGTACACCGCACCATGGAAGTGGTGCGTTAATGGAGAATCATTTTTAAATCAATTGGATGAATTTAAACCCGACGTTGTGATATCGGAGCATACCGTCCTAAATTACAGTTCATTTAAAGCTTTGGAGGATGCCAAAAAAAGTAATCCTAGCATTATTTTTATATTAGTTTCTAATGACGTACCTGAAGAATTCGCATTAGAATTATTAAAAGAGGGAATGGATGATTATGTCTTTAAACATCATTTAATTCGTTTACCACACGCAATTGAGAACGCATATATAAAACGTCAGTTTGTCGAAGAAACAAAAAAATTGGCAGATATGAATAAGGATTTGGCGTCCGCCAATCGTGCTATCAAAAATAAAAACGAATCGATGACACAAAGTATAATCTTCGCAGAAAGAATTCAAAGTTTAGTTCTACCAAAACTCGACCTACTATTAGACAATTTCAAAGAAGCGTTTGTTTTATATAAACCCAAGGACATTGTTAGCGGTGATTTCTATTGGTTTAGTAAAAAGGATGACAAATTCTTGGCCACTGCTGCCGACTGTACAGGCCATGGTGTGCCTGGCGCGTTATTATCAATAATTGGTACTAACTTCTTAAATGAAATCACGGATGATAAAAATAATTTTACACACCCAACAGATATCTTATCCTTACTTGATTTAAACTTATGTTCGGTGTTGAGGCAAGATGTTTCAAGTGGATACCAAGATGGGATTGATATCGCCTTTGTAACCATTGATAAGACTCATAAAAAATTATACTTCTCCGGGTGTAAACGTCCGTTATTAATTTATAGGAGAAGTGCTCAAAAAATGGTGGAGTATAAAGGTGAGCCATATTTAATCGGTGGGGTTGATGATAACCAACAAAAAACATTTGCAACACAGGAAATTCCATACAGGGTTGGTGACGTAATTTATATGTTTAGTGATGGGGTCGTAGACCAATTTGGTGGCCCGAATAGAAAAAAATTAATGAAGAAAAGATTCATTGAGATATTAATGTCGTTTAAACATTTAGGACTACCCTATCAAAGTCAACTACTCGAACAGAAACTAAAGACTTGGCAAGGGGACGAAGAACAGACAGACGACATAATAATAATAGGTATAAAACTATAATTTTTAATATTTATATAAAGAATGAAAACGAAAATTTTAAAACTACTAGCCAACCTTAAATTATATAGTACATATTACTTTGTAATCGTATCAATATTAGGTGTTGTGTGGACAGCCTTCACGGTATATGATAATTGGAAAGATAATAACGTGACGTTACAATCAAATGTAAATTCAATTATAAAGGCACAAACCAAATCAGCTAAAACCGATTCGTTGTTATTGGAAGAGGTGGGGGATATGAAATCACAGTTAAAGGTGATTCAAGGAACAACCGGAGCGTTAGAAAATTCATATGTTAAGCGGCTCAGTAATGACAAAACATTAACTAAACAAGATTTCTTACAATATATGGAAGGTTTGAGCTTTGACACAAAAAAAAACTCTTCGTTGAATCGGATGGAGGTGAGACCACCATTGTTGTACCAGACAGTTTACCGTTCCCAGCCGAAGCCGTAGGGCCTAAAGATAGAGAGTCTAACGTTCAATTTATTGCGATCGACGACGATGGAAATGAATTGTTCGAACTTGATTCACTCGGAAACCATATTCCACTGGAGAATGACACAATAGCACTTGACGTTCCAGATGGAACAACTCCGAGCATAAAAGTAAGAAAAAAAGAAATTTAATGGGATTTTTTAGAAATATAGGGGATTTTTTAAGTTGTTTACTTCGTGAAAATTGTGAATATTCAATTAAAAAGATACTCACATACATCTTTTCATTCTTGGCATTTTATGTAATAATTTTCACAGATAAAGAATATTATGAAATATTATTATTTATTGGTGCATTACTAGGAATTCGTGGATACGAAAGGGTGAAGTTATGGGGTAAGACCCCTGACCCACCAATCGAGCCCGGGTTAACCGATGACTCAATGCTGGGGTCGAAGAAGTCTAAAAAGGGTGGCAAGCAATTATTGACGGACTAATTCTGAGTGGGTTTTCATAACCTCAGCACATATCTCATATTCTTCCAGTCCTTCAAAATATGGATTGATTACGTCTATGAGGATATTCAGATTTTCTTTGGTGAATTCGAGTTCGGATTCAAATTCTAATTTTTCAACCAACGCATAAACGTTGACGGACACTTTGTCTCTATCCTTTAATTTTTTAAACGCCCTCAAAATTGTTCGATAAATGGGATCTCGCGTTTCGAACATAAAAGTCCCATAGTCGTCATAAATCGTATCGAAATTTAATGTAAGCCCAGATGGTATAAAATTTTTGTCCATTTTGTTTATTTCGGTGTAGATAAAATATAAAGAAAATTTCTGAGGATTCCAAAAAAAACCCCAACAATCAGTCGGGGTTTAGGTCGTGATGGGTTCAACGCCATCAGTTTTCATTAAACGAAGAGGTTGTCGACAAAGAGAACCTACAAGAACATAAATACAATCAAATATCTAAAAAGATATTTTATGATAAAACTAATTCACCTTTTCTGTCACATTTAATTTTAACTGGAACATTTTGTTTGATAGTACCTTTCAAGATTTCATCACTGAGGAAATCCTCACAAAGGTTCTGAATGATCCGTTTGATTGGTCTTGCCCCGTAGTCCTCTTCAGTATTTAATTCAAGTACCTTATTCTTAACGGACATTTGAAAGTCAACCATATATTCTTTTTCGGTCAACCTCTTCTGAAGTCCAGAGATCTCAATTGAAATAATTTTCTTAAAATCATCCTTTTTCAATGGGTTGAACATGATATGACCATCAAGACGGTTTAGGAACTCAGGGTTGAAGTGTTTTTTAAGTTCCTTCAATATGATACCTTTCTTATTTTCGAGCTCCTGAGTACCGTCGTCTGGTAAAGAGAACCCAACACCTCTACCGAAGTCAACAACTTTCTGTGCCCCGATATTGGATGTCATAATGATCAGACAGTTAGTGAAGTTTACTTTCCTTCCGAATGAATCGGTTAAGTGTCCCTCATCTAAGATCTGAAGTAACATGTTATAAACATCTTTGTGAGCCTTTTCGATCTCATCAAATAGGATAACTGAGAATGGGTTGTTCTTCACGGCTTCGGTTAACTGTCCACCCTCATCATAACCCACGTAACCCGGGGGTGAACCGATGAGTCTGGAAACGTTATGTTTCTCCATGTATTCACTCATATCAATTCTGATGATATTATCGGGGGATCCGAATAACAATTCTGCAATGGTTTTTGCTAGGTACGTTTTACCAACACCAGTTGACCCCAAGAACATAAATGACCCGATAGGTTTGTTATTCCCTTTAATACCAACCCGATTCCTCCTGATGGCCTTAGAAATGGTTTCAATTGCCTCACTCTGACCAATGATTCTCTTTCCAAGTTGTTTTTCAAGGTTTAGAAGATTTGATGTTTCTTTATCGTCGAGCTTTGCGATCGGCACACCTGTGATGGTTGTGACAATACTATATACATCTTCAACAGAAACGGGGTCTTTATTATCCTCCTTATTAGTTTCCCACGCTTGTTTTTCGTGGTTTAACTTTTTGACCATCTTTTTCTCCTCGTCTCTCAATTGGGCTGCCATCTCATATTTCTGGGTTTTCACGACAGCCCTTTTCTTCTCATTGATCTTCTCAATTTCCAATCTCAGTACTTCAATTGATTGGGGGGGTTTCTTTGTAACCTTTTTCTCCGCACCCAATTCATCCAAGATATCAATCGCCTTATCGGGGAAATACCTGTCTGTAATGAATTTACCAGCGAGTAAAACGATGGTTTCCATTACATTCTCTTGATACTCCACCTTATGATATGACTCATAAGAATCTTTGAGTTTATGAAGGATCTCAACGGTCTCTTTCGAGGTTGGTTCTTTTAAGGTGATTTTTTGGAATCTACGTGTCAGTGCAGCATCCTTCTCAATATGTTTCTTATATTCATCGAAGGTTGTTGAACCGATACATTGGAGTTCTCCACGGGCGAGGGCTGGCTTGAAGATGTTTGATGCATCCATAGACCCACTTGCGTTTCCCGCTCCGACCATCATGTGTAATTCATCAATGAAGATGATCACGTCACGATTTTCCTGTAACTCCACCAAGATTCCTTTTATTCTTTCCTCGAATTGTCCACGATATTTCGTCCCAGCAACTAACGATGTTAAATCAAGGGATACCAATCGTTTATCCATTAAACTGGTTGGGCATTCACCTTTGATAATTAATAACGCCAGTTTTTCGGCCAAGGCGGTGTTGTGGGTTACTATGTAATCGTCAGTTATATAAAGATGATTTTCATCATCAATCATTATACATTGAGATTCTTCATCTCCTATATATTTAATTGAAATAATTTCGTTTTTGAGTGTATCTTTATATTGGTAATCTAAACTGATCCTATTTAATTTATTTTTTGTATATACCAATTTTGTTGGATTTGGATGACGAATTGTCAATCTATAAGATATTTTCCCTTCTTTTTTTTCTGATTTATAAAAATAACTAGTTTTTCTTTCTTTAATCGTACATAATCCACCTAACGACCATATCATCTCTTTAACATCTTGAGCCAGATTGGGGCTTGTAGTGTGAAACATAATAACTCCAGTTTTAGACACTTCACCATCCGTGTCAATAAGTCCTTGAATTAAATCATATTTCATTTTGGAACTCAAATTTTTATATGATTCAGGGATAAATTTTTCATATGATCTTTTTCCACTTAATCCTAATCTATCGATTTCAATTTTATATTTGTTTAAAATTTCATTTTTGTTACATCTTTTGTGTTTGAAATCTCCATCGGAAATAATACCGTAAGTAATTGTGTTATTTACTTGACTAAGTTTATAATTTGTGGCGTTTAAAATATTATCAACTCTATTAATAACATCTTCTGTGACATTTGTTATTCTATTTGACATGACCCCATTAATAGATTTATACAATGATCCGTCCCCTAATAAGACACCCAATATATAAGGATCAATAAACACATCGTCATTTATTTTAATATCATTTATTAGATCTTTTACTATTGGAGTTTTCGCATGGTACTGAGTTGTTTCTATTTTATTTTTAATTTCTTCTGTTGACGAGACAGTCCAAATGAATTTTTTATTTTTTTTGGTTATCCCGTAAACATTCCATAGATGTTCTAAGCATGTTTGCGTTTTTTTACCATCTTTAAATCCTATCTCGTAAATTGGTTTTATTCCTTGAGGAAAAATACCTATCACTTTTGATTCCTTACCATCTGGAGTAATTATTGAATCGTTGTATGTTAAATCACCCATACGCTTCCATCCATTACTGGTTAGTACGTTACAAGTTAGTGGTTGTGCTTTTCCTACACCCGCGTCACCAACTATCACCGCATTATTTTTCTTCTTTCGAGACAATATCTGTGCAATTCTCATCACTTCTTTATCTCTCCCAACGACCGGATCTATTTTCCCATCCTCAGCCAATTTATTCAAATCTCTTGAAAAATTATCGAGTATTGGGGTTGTTGATCCCGGTTTCTTTGATTTAGTTGGCTTATCTGGTTCTTCAAAAAAGTCTACACCCATGAGTTTTTATTATTATTTAGCGTTATTTGTATTAGAGGATTTTACTAATAGTCCCATTATCCACGTTAGACAGACAGCTCCCCACCAAGGTAAACTTGCCGCGAGTGTTCCGTTTTCAACTAACCCAGGAAATGCGGTTGGAATTGCGACAGGCCAAAGCCAAAAAACGATAGTCCCACCAATCAATGCAAGCGCCCCAATTAATGCGATACCACCTAACCCAATAATTAGGCTGCCGAACAGTTTAAATAATCCTTTAATCATGATTTTCAATTTTAGTTTGTTATTTTTAATACTACAAATATAATGCAAATATTCGAGAATGACAAATTAGGTGTTTTTTTTTAGATTTTACCTATTTATAAGAACCGTTCCGGTATTTATCGTTATACGGAATACCAAATAAAGAATATTATACAATTGAAATATGAAAAAAGTCGTAAAAATTAAAGAGTCACAACTTAATGACATCATTAAAAAAGTTATTAAGGAACAAGAAGGTCAGGTATTAAATACAGGCCCGAGTCCGGAACAAATGACTGGAGCACCAGAGGATGGTAATGCTGATATGGCATCTGAGGGTCCTGATTTTACACAATTCATCGAATGTGCTACGGCATTAATTGAACAAGGTGTTACTGTGGGCGAATTGGTGGATCAACTTCTAGATGCGAAGGAATCTGAACCCTCAGCAACAGAAGTGGGTGAACCAGAACCAACACCTGATACAGAAGGCGGAATTGAGCCTGAAGTACCAATGAACTAAAAAAAAATTTAAACCATGGGTAAGAAAATTAGATTAACCGAATCTCAATTAGATTCCGTAATTAAACTCCGATTGAATGAATATGGAAATAAGGGTTTTTGGAAAGAAGAATGGAATGAGGGTGATCAAACTCTGGCGATGTATAATGCGTTGTATGGTATTGAAGAATTAGGTATTAGTAAACAAGATGTTGCTGAAAAAATTATTGGATCTAGTTTAGGGGCATTCGCTAAACAAACATCAAATTTTAATTTTTTACATACTGGTCATGGGTTAGATCGTGATCACACCCTACAACCACAGATATATGAAAAATATAAAGACACCCCAAGGGAAGAATTAAAGAAAATTTGTTTAAATATAATAAACGAAAGAATAAAAAATCCGGAGAGCGCAGCTGTTAAAAGACAAACGGGAAAAGAGATTGGTGATAAAAGAGATCAAATTGATCAGGAACGAGATAAAGAATTACGACTTAAAGGTAAAGATCCAAGAAAATATAAAATGATTTCTTCTAGACCAGCAGAACTCCCCAATGATGATGATGACGTAAATGCCCCGATTACATCAAAAGAAGAGGTGAAAGATTATCTTACTGACCTTCTTGACCGATTAAATAACACCGAGTCAAAAGAAGATATTCAAAATTTAGCCGGGGACATTGAATTCATTAGGGATTATATTGATAGTGAGTGGTTGGATGGCGACGATGAGAATATGGTTACAGAAGCAAAATTGTTATATTTCAAAAAAACAATACCTGAACTTATGAGAATCAAACAAGTAATGGGATTGTGAAAAAAATAATCAGAATCTCAGAATCTCAAATGGATCACGTCATCAAGGAACAGCTTGTTGGTGGATTCGTTGCCCCGGGTGGGGAAGAAACGTTCAAAGCGGAAGAGATGCCCCATGATTTTGGAAATTTCGTAATGCATTGTCGAAAGTTACTTGAGTCGGGGCAAACTATTGGTGATTTGATAAACAAGCTTTCAGAGATTCCGAAACCTGAAGTACCAGACAGAGAAGAAAACAACGAATACGAACCCACGAATATAGCGAGTGGTGGTGAACCGTACAACCCAGGTTAAAATACAACCCTTGATCGAAAGTCAAGGGTTTCTTTTTTTGTTCAATTGTTGTATATTATACTAAAAATTAATACTATGGCAATCATATCAGAACAAATCTCAGGAACGACAATTAGTATTGTTATCAATTCAAGTAACTTAAAATTCGCTTCTTACCAAACAGAATCTAAGACGTTATCGGTCACTTTCAAAAATGGAACTATTTATGAATATTATGGTGTGCCTTGGGAACTCTTTACAAAATTAAGAATGTCGGACTCTCAGGGTAAATTCCTTAATACTAACATAAATAAAGTATACAAATATAAGAAGGTCACATGAGTACACGATCGCTAGTTGATGAGTTGGGGGAAGATAAAGAAAATGATGAAAAGATAATCAAATCTTTTTACTCAAAACCAACCCTGTCTTTGGGGGTTTTTGAAGACGCTGGCGAGACGTTTAAAATGATAGAGTCCGTTAGAGACAAATTATTAATCATTACGGATAAATTCGTCGACTTCTTAGGTGTCGAATTTTTCATATACGACGTTATATTAACGGGATCTCTAGCAAACTACAACTGGTCAGAATATTCTGATGTCGATTTACACGTCTTAATAGATTATGACGAGAGTGACCACAACAACGCTCTCCTTGCTGAATTTTTTGCTGCCAAAAAACAGGTTTGGAATGAACTACATGACATCACCATTAAAGGGTTTGAGGTTGAGATGTATGTTCAGGACGTAAAAGAACCCCACATCTCAAGCGGGGTGTATTCGGTCTTAAATGACAAATGGATTGTCGAACCACAAAAATCGAAAAATTATGTTGATGATAGAGGGATACTTGAAAAGGGTGAGGAATATGCCAGACAAATTGATTCTTTAACAGAAAAAAATGAGAAGGGAATTGATGTCACCAATGCAGTTGAAACTATCAAAAAGAAGTTAAAACGATTCAGACAAAGTGGGTTAGATAAAGGCGGGGAGTACTCTTACGAAAATTTAACTTTCAAATTACTCAGAAGAAATGGGTACATAAAGAAATTAATCGATCTTAAAAAAGACGTGGTAGACAATAAATTATCAGTCGATTAGGCGTATTCAATAATTTTTTATGGATATACTTGTATTTATTGATAAGAATAAAACACATTTAACATTACACAAATGGGAGAGATAAAAGCATTAGGTAGTGAGAAGCTAAAAGGGGATGCGAAAATTCAACGAATCCTTGATCTCACATATTATCAATCGGATATGGTTCAAGACGGACCTAAAGAGGTTGTTATAGAAGGAAAATCCGGCGTATATGGCATTGAAAAAGAGAAAGATGGTTATTACGTTAAAAGAGGTCTAAATGAAAATTCTTTAGACTATATCGGGGGTATGTTCATGAAAAACAAGAACAAATTTCATTCATATGGTGAGGCATTGAAAAAAATGGACTTCCTGGTTGAACAAGAAAATCTTGAAGAGGCAACAAAATACGTCTTAAAACAACCTAAGGCAGCTCCAGTAGCCGCAGAAGAACCGATAGCGCCACCACCGGCGGGTGATCCATCAATGGAAGCCCCTTTACCTGGTGATGAATCTTTACCGACCCCAGATGAAGGAGGAGGAGAAGGTGACTTTATGTCAGTCATTAAAAAAGACGCAGGAACTCTTCAGCAAAAACTTAATCAATATAAAGAACAACTTGAGAGCCCTGATTACGCCGAAATCGTAAATCAAGTTTTAAGTGCCATCGACTTTGAGGGTATGGAAGATACCGACAAAGAATCGATTCTCGACCAACTTGGTGCTGAAGAAAATGTAGAGGGTGGATCCGATATGGGAACAGGTGGGGAGTTAGCACCACCGGTGGACGCCCCAGTAGAAGCTTCAGAAATGGACGGTATTGCATCGTTAGATGAATTAATCAACACACCTTTAGATGATGAATTTGGTGGTGAAGGTATGGATTCTTTCGATGATGATTTCTTGAATGATCCTGAAATCGGTCAAGCTGGAAAATTGGCAAGATCAGATATGGGTAAAGACAAATGGCCATTATATACGGGAAACAATGAATTAGATAACCCGTTAGATAGTGATGTTAATCATGTTCCAGGTGAAGCGTCAGATGATGGTGAAGTTGATGAGTCATCTGATGATAATGGTGTAAGGGAACTTGATTTAGACGAGTTAACCAATATGGTTAATGGTAGTGTTAAACAGACATTGGGAAAATATTTTGAATAACAATGTATTTGGTATACATCAACGAGCTGGGCAAAGACTATAAAGGTCAAAGCCAATATGAGTTCATTTTTAGTAAGAAAGATGATGTAATGGAAGATGACTGGTATACCATACCTTCATCAGGAAGGTCAGTGCCGCCAGAACTCAAGTCTATTGATTTAGTAGGTTTG